ATTACAGATGTAAGAACTTTGCGTGGCGGTCAAGAGTATCTATTCAGAGTTGACGTTATTTTCTAATGAGTTTAGTAAACGCACGAGCAGCATTTGAAACAGCAATAAAAACTGCTGTAGTTGCTGCTGATAATACAGTGACAGTGGTGTTTGATAATATGCCATTCACAACTCCAGGGAAAACAAAGAAATATGTAATGGTAAATTTAGATTTTACACAGTCTACGAATCAACCCCAGGGTGCAGCAGTTGATTATTACGCAGGAACAATAAGATGTGCGATTATGTCACCATCTAACAAAGGAAGTGCTGTAGCTGCTGCAATAGCGGAATCAGTTATTGATGGACTTATCTCCGTAAATGCCTCTGATTACTCAGATACCTTTTCTGTATCACCTAGGGTAAGTGAAATTAGTGGACCGTCATCCGTAGTAACAGAAGATCAAAGTCACTTTATGAGTGTCATAAACTGCGATTTTACAGCCAATGCCTAAAATTAAGGACATAAAACACCTTACTGGTGACTTAGCCTACATGATAATTAAGGGTAAAGGCGAAGCAGCATCCGAAATTCATTATTCCCTACAAAATAGAAGTCCTTGGTTTACTGGAACATTTAACACTGCCTGGGAAGTAAAAGCAGGAAGTCCTGTTGCTCCTACTATTCCAAGAAAAGATAATAATATAGATGCACAAAAAACAAGCAGAAAAGCCCCTTCAAGAACAAATCCTATAGTAACTTCTTTAACTAAAGCGATTTATGTAGGAAACAAAGCCGAGTATGCAGGATTTGTTATAAATGCTATGCGTAGCCCTTATGACGGAAAAATGTACGAAGATTTATTTGCCGAAAAAAGAAAGACCACTCCAAAACCTAATGTTCCTTTTTGGTATTATGTATATCTGCAAAATAATTTCTTAGAAAAAGACATTAATAAAGGATTTCAAGTTGCAGGATTTAAGCCAAAACGTAATTATACAATGCACAAAGGCACGAGTGCTTAAATTTATACTTTGAGTTATACTACAGAAATAGATACAATTTTTTATGCCAACAGCAAGAGCAATCGACAAACTAAAAGCAGCTTTTAGTGTCCAAGAACTAATAGCTATGAACAAAGGTCAAGAAGAAGGAAGTCTTGACTTTGCATTGCAGGTAATTGTTACAAAAGCTGAAGATGAATCAGGTGCAAAAATTTTCACAGCAGCAGATTTACCAGCATTAAGAAGAGAAATACCTTTATCTGTCTTGCTAGACATAATGACAAAAATGCAAAGTATGGGCGAGGAGGTCAGCCTAGATGCCGTAAAAAGCACAACTTAATGAGGATAATTTAATATTTTTACAGTTTTTTATAGCTGAAAAATTAGGCTACACACATAGAGAAATACGAGAAAAAATGTCACTACAGGAATTAATAGCCTGGAGTGCCTATTTTCAAATAAAGTCTGAAAGAGAGGATGAGGCCATGGAAAAGGCAAAAAGACAAGCTCAATTCCGCAAAATACGCTAAACTTCTAATATCCGTGTATTCTGCAAAAATCAGTGGCATCCGAATATAGCGTAAATATAAGATTAAATACGGCTCAAGTTAAGAAAGACTTAAAGACAATAGGTACAGAAATATCTAACCTTGGTAAAAGTCAAGAGAAATCATCTAAAACTACGTTATCCGCTACAGATAAAAAATTAAAATTAGACCAAAAAATACTTACTTTCCAAAACAGAATATTAACTGTTGGAAATAGTCGACTAAAGACAATAACTAAGGAAAACAAGCTGTCTCAGACAAAGAGTTTACTTACTAGAGCTAATAATCAAGCCTTGCAAGGAGAGTTTGACCTATCAAAGAAAAATATACTTAAGGCTATTCAACAAATAAAATTATTACAGAAAGAAACACTAATTAAAAAAGGAATACAAACACAAACTACTAAAAAAGTTAAGACAGAAGATACTATAAATAAACAGTTAAGGGAAAGAGTAAAAACTTTAGGTCAGATAGTTAAACTTAGGAATTTAGGAACTACTGCTGGAAGATTAGCAGGAAGATTTGAATTTGAAGAAGCACTGCAAACTAGAGGTCCAGGTGGAAGAATGTTGGCTCTTCCTAGTTCAGAAATGCTGGAGCAAAGAGTTAGAAGTGCTGGTCAAGTAGGCGGTTTTAGTAGGGCATTATCCACTCCCAACTTTATGCAGCGAATTGGAGCTACCAGAGGTTTTGATGCTCAAAGTGCGTTGATAAGTGGTGGTTTCCCTCTGTTATTTGGTCAAGGACCAATTACAGCAGCAGCAGGAGCTTTAGGCGGTGGTGTCGGTGGAATGTTTGGACAAATGGGTGGATTTGCAGGAGGTATTGCAGCCACAGCAGCCGTACAATCCATATCAAATACATTAAACGCAGTAAGTGAATTAGGTAGAGCTTTATCCAAACCAACTGAAAATATACAAACATTGGTAGACAAACTAGGGTTAGCAAACACTCCAACTGGAGACTTGGCTCTCAAACTAGAAAAATTAGGACTTACATCTTCTGCTGCTTCTGTATTGATAGAAAAGTTTGCTGAAGATTTTGGTAGAACTCCCCTTGAAATCCAAAAAATGACTGAAGAGTTAGATGAATTTAACCAAGAGATGACTAAGTTTGGTTTAAGGCTTCAGTTTATTGTTGCCGATGTCTTTGCTCCGATGGTTACTTTAATCAATAAATTACCTTTAGGAACTATCGCTAAATTCTTCACAGCTAGAGGATTTGACTTCTTAAATCCAGGTGGGGCATTAATGCCAAATGTGATGAGTCTCCCACAGAAGAAACTTAAAGTAGAAAGGCAGAGAGGATCAGGAATACAAAATAATCCATCATCAAATTTACAGAACATAGATGCTGTTGCAGATCAACTTACATTTAACAGAGAAATAAAACCGCTAAAACAGGCTTTAGAAATAGAAAAACTTAGATTAACAACAAGCAGTGAAAAACTAAATGTTATGAAGGAAGAGTTTGAACTAGAAAATTTAACGAATGAATTAAAAATTGCACAGGCTGAAAACGAAAAGGTAAGCACAGATGAATTAACTACTAAAATAAGTAAATTAACTGCTCAAGTAGACCTACAAAAACAAGTTGTAGCTAATGCAAAAGCTTTAGAAGATCCGTTTAAAAAATTGTCTAATATTATATCAACGGATATAGGCAATGGTATAAAAGGTTTAATACGAGGAACCTCAACTTTAGGTGATCTTTTAAGTAATGTTTTAAATAAATTATCTGATGCTTTTTTAAATTTAGCTATCTTTGGAAACTTTGGAGGTGGATCTGTAACGGGTGGACTATTAGGACTGTTTGGATTTGCAAATGGAGGTAGACCGCCAGTGGGTAGACCTTCAATAGTAGGAGAGAGAGGTCCAGAGTTATTTGTTCCAGACAGGTCAGGTACTATAGTGCCAAACCATCAATTAGGTGGAATGGGAGGAACAAACATTGTTGTAAACGTAGATGCTTCTGGATCTAATGTAGAAGGAGATGAGGAAGAAGGAAGACAGTTGGGCATTGCATTGTCAGCAGCGATAGAATCAGAATTAATTAAACAGAAAAGACCTGGAGGTTTACTTGCATAATGGCTACTTTCCCATCAATCACACCAACTTACGGACAACAGAAAAGATCCGCACCACTAACTAGAACAGTCCGTTTCGCTGATGGCTACGAACATAGAATATTGTTTGGACTTGCTGCACATCAAAATCCAAAAGTTTACAACTTTACTTTTAACGTATCAGAAACAGATGCGGACACCATAGAAGGATTTCTTGATAGTCGTGCTAACGATAGTGCCAGCTTTACTTTCACTCCACCTGGGGAAGGCTTCACAAAGACAGGAACCTACTCTCAATCAGGAACTACAGTAACAATTACGATCACAAGTCATGGTGTAGCTGTAGGAGATGAACTCACCATTGATTACACTTCTGGATCGGCAACTGATGGTACTTTTCTTGTCGCTTCGGTTACTGATTCAAATGTTTTTACTGTTACTGCTGCTGCCAGTGCTACCAACAGTGGTAATGTTTCGATTACTTTATCTGGTGCTGGTCAATATGTTTGCGAGAACTGGAATAAATCTATACCATATAACAATAGAGCAACAATTCAAGCAACATTTAGAGAGGTGTTTGAACCATGAGCAGTTCTGCTATTGTTAGCAATCTTCAAAATATAAACCCATCATCGGTAATAGAATTATTCACACTTGCACTGGATAACAGCCTACATGGAGCGACCACAGTTTATAGATTCCATACTGGCTCATCTTTGAAAGATAACGGAGAAGTGGTCTGGGCAGGAAACACATATCAAAGATTTCCTGTAAAAGCCGAAGGCTTTGCATTTACAAAAGGGCAATTACCTCGCCCAACTTTGACAATAAGTAATGCACTAGGAACAATTACATCTATCTTACTTACAGTAAATGCCACAACCACTGGAAATGATCTTACTGGTGCAACTGTTACTCGTATAAGAACTTTGGCAAGATTCATTGACGCTGTTAATTTTCCTGGAGACATAAATCCTTATGGAACACCAGATGCTACAGCAGAGTTTCCACAAGAAATCTATAAAATTGATAGAAAGTCAGCAGAGAATAGAGAGGTGGTTCAGTTTGAGTTAGCTGCTGTATTTGATCTTGCTGGTATTCGTGCTCCTAATAGACAATGTACTAGAGCAGAATTTCCTTCAATAGGTACAGTTGTAGGATGAATTGGAAAGACGCTGCACTTAATCATGCTGAAACAGAAGATCCAAAAGAATCTGTTGGGCTTTTATTAAACGTTAGAGGTAAAGAGAGGTATTATCCTTGCCGTAATCTTTCTATGACAGCACATCAATGTTTCATTCTTGATCCAGAAGATTATGTAAAAGCAGATAATTTAGGAGACATAGTTGCTGTTGTGCACAGTCATCCGACAACTCCAGCTATAGCTAGTCAGGCAGATAAAGTTAGTTGCGAACAAAGTGGACTACCTTGGCACATAGTTAATCCAAAAACAAAACAGTGGGGATATTATGAACCGCAGGGATATGAAGCACCTTTACTGGGTAGACAATGGGTATGGGGTGTAACAGACTGTTGGTCTTTGGTTCGTGATTATTACAAGCAGGAGAAAGGAATACAGTTGAAAGACTACGAAAGACCTATAACTCCAGAAGAATTTATGAAAGATCCTTTGTTTGAAAGCTATGCGTGGCGAACAGGATTCAGAGAACTTAGACCAGACGAAAAATTACAAGCTGGAGATGTTTTACTTATGAGTATTTTAGATTCAACTTTAAATCATGTAGCTATTTTTCTTGGAGATGAGGTATTACATCATTTAACCGATAG